GCTTCGGCGAACTTCTGGCTTCGCTCGGGGTCAAGTTCACGTCGGCTTCGAAGCAGCCGAGCCTGGTCGTCGACGGGGAGCGCAGGCTGGGCAAGCCGGCGACGCGCTTCTCGTTCCTGGTCTATGACGACGTACCGGTATTCCGTCTGGCCCGCAAACGCGGACGACAGGTGTCGCGGGAGGGGCGGCGGACGACGGAGACAGAGCGTCGGCGCATCGTTGCGGTCGAGCCGGTCGACAGCGTGCCGGTCCGATGCATTCAGGTCGACAGCCCGAACCAGCTCTATCTGGCGGGGCGGGCAATGATCCCGACCCACAACACCGAGATCCTGAACAACGCGGTGGGCTACCACATCGACCAGGACCCGGCGCCGATCATGGTGGTGATGCCGACCGAGCGCGACGCTGAGACCTGGTCGAAGGACCGCTTCTCGCCGATGGCGCGGGACACGCCGTGCCTTGTGGGCAGGATTGCGGATCCGAGGTCGCGGGATGGCACCAACAAAATCCTGCACAAGCGCTTTCCGGGCGGGCACCTGACGATCGTGGGCGCGAATGCGCCCTCGGGACTCGCGAGCCGCCCGATCCGGCTCCTCATGTGCGACGAGGTCGATCGCTATCCGTTCAGCGCGGGCGCCGAGGGGGATCCGGTCAACCTCGCGAAGAAGCGAACGGTCACCTTCTGGAACCGCAAGATCGTGCTGGTCTCGACGCCCACCAACAAGGGCGCGAGCCGGATCGAGACGGCCTTCGAGGAAAGCGACCAGAGGCAGTTCTGGGTGCCGTGTCCGGACTGCGGGACCGAGCAGGTCCTGACCTGGCCGCGGGTGCGCTGGGACAAAGGACCTGACGGCGCGCACCTGCCGGATACGGCGCTGTATAATTGCATCGAGTGCGATGCGGCATGGCGCGACGAGACCCGCTGGGCGGCGGTCTCGAAGGGGCGCTGGATCGCGAACCGGCCTTTTGCGCGGACGGCGGGGTTCCATCTCAACGAGATCTACTCGCCCTGGGTGCGGCTCGAGGCGATGGTGCGCAGCTTCCTCTCGGCCCGGGCCGGGGGCGACGAAGCGATGAAGACCTTCGTGAACACCGCGCTCGGCGAGACCTGGATGGAGAGCGGCGAGGCGCCGGACTGGCAGCGGCTGGCGGACCGGCGCGAGGCGTGGCCAGCGGGGACGGTGCCCGAGCGCGGCTTGTTCCTGACCGCGGGCGCGGACGTCCAGAAGGACCGGATCGAGGTCGATGTCTGGGCCTGGGGCAGGGGGCTCGAAAGCTGGCTCGTCGAGCATGTGGTGCTGGAAGGTGGACCCGGCGATCCGGCCTGCTGGCAGAAGCTCAGCGACCTTTTGGGGCGGGTCTGGCAACACGCCAGTGGCCAGCACCTGACGATCGCGCGGCTCGCGATCGACACCGGCTACGAGACCAGCGCCGTCTACGGCTGGGCTCGTGCAGTGGGCTTCGCGCAGGTGGCGCCGGTGAAGGGCCTTGAGGGCTTCAACCGGTCGAGCCCGGTGACCGGGCCGACCTATGTCGATGCCACGATCGGAGGCAAGCGGCTCCGGCGCGGGGCGCGGCTCTGGACGGTGGCGACATCGACCTTCAAGACTGAGACCTATCGGTTCCTGCGGCTCCCTGCGCAGGAGGCCAGCCCGGCAGATGCGGAAGCACGGCCCCCAGGCTTCATGCATCTGCCGGGCTGGATCGACGCCGAGTGGCTGAAGCAGCTGACCGCGGAGCAGCTAGTGACGGTGCGCACGAAGCGCGGCTTCGCCCGGCTGGAATGGCAGAAGCTGCGCGAGCGCAACGAGGCGCTGGACTGCCGGGTCTATGCGCGGGCGGCAGCCTGGATCGTCGGTGCCGACCGCTGGTCCGAGGCGAGGTGGCAGGAACTGGAGCGTCCGCTGGCGGTGGGGCAGGGCAGATCGGCCGGGGAAGCGGCGGCACGGGCTTTGCCGCGCCCGTCCGCGCGGCGGCGGACGGTGCGGTCGAGCTACATGGGGTGAGCGCCACACCGAGGCGGTGTTGGTCGTCGCGGTTGCGAGGGTCTCCGAACTCTGTTCTGGTCTTGGGATCGCACGAGAAGGAGAGAGGGAAGTGTCCAGAGAACCGGAGCTGTTCACGCTTCCCGCTCGTCGCGGGCGTGCCGTGCGCCTCGGAAAGGGGGAGGCAATCCAGATCATCAACACGCACGGGTCCCAGGTTGTGGACACGTGGGTGTTCAACGCCGAGGATCTGACGGAATTCCTGTCCAACGAGCATATGCGCCCGACCCTGGGCAAGCTGTGGCCCGGCAGGGGAGATGCGCTGATCACCAACCGGCGCCGGGCGATCATGATCATGGAAGAGGATACCTCGCCGGGACGACACGACACCCTGATCGCGGCCTGCGACGACTACCGCTACGGCCTCCTCGGCTGCACCGAGTATCATGACAACTGCACGGACAACCTTCACGCCGCCATGCGACGGATCGGGCTGGAGGCGCCAGAATGCCCGAGTCCGCTGAATCTGTGGATGAACATCCCGGTCGCAGCCGACGGCTCAACAGGCTGGGGTGAGCCTCTGTCCAAGCCGGGAGACCATGTCATCCTGCGGGCTCAGATGGACTGCGTCGTCGCCATGTCGGCCTGCCCGCAGGACATGCTGCCGATCAACGGCGCGGCCTGTCAGCCGACCGAGGCTCACTACCGGCTCCTCGAGCGCGGTACGTGATCCTCCGGGCTTTTCGCGGGGCTGCCTAGTTCAGGCAGCATTTCTTGAACTTCTTGCCACTCCCGCAGGGACAGGGATCGTTGCGCCCGACCTTCGGCGTGTCATGCTCGAAGGGTGCACCGAAGAAGTCGTGCACAGACTCCGGGCGCTCTCCTGCGGCCGCACGGGCCTTCAGGTACTCCTCGGAGAAGCAGTACCAGCCCGAGAGATCGTCAATGGCGCTCTCGATGAGGCGGCTGTTGCGGCTGCGATGGTACCAGGACGCTTCGCTGCCTGCGACGGCTTCACGGAGTTGCTCCTGGAAGAAGGCGAAATCTGCCTCGTCGGGCGAGATCCACTCCTCTGCGAAGGCCTGCTGCACCTGGGGCTCCAGATGCTCCAGTCCGAGGTCGGCAACGGCGAATGCCCAGGAGCCCCAGAGGGTTTCGGGCTTGTCCAAGTCGACGGTGAAGAACTGCTCGAGATAGTCGGTGACCTCTGGCCGGATTTCCGGCTGGGTTCGCGCAATGAGGACGAGCGCATCGATCATCTGGCAGCGAACATACTCGTCGGCGGCCGGGTCCTCGATCAGCCCGAAGATTGGCTGAAGGTCGCCATCGCAGACCCCAGCAACGACGCGCGCGGTGCTCTCCGTCAGCGCATCGCCGAGTAGAAGTTCGAGGAATGCGGGATCGTGGTGCAATAGGGCGGTGAGCGGATGGTAGGCGCGGGTGTCGCGCCATTCGCCGAGCAGGAAGAAGGCGAAGAGAAAGGCTGACAGGTCATCCTCGGCCACGCTGTCCGGGGTCGCGCGCCGGAGACGGTGGATCAGGTCGAGGAAGACAGGAATCATGTCTTCGCGGTGCTCGCCCGCCGCGACCATGGCGTCGCGGGGGAGCCCAACCGCTTCGGCGAGGGCAGTGAAGATCTGCTCGGGGGTCACCGTGTGGTCTCCGTCTCAAGTGCCTCCGCGCGCCATATCGCAGCCGACGACGGCGTGCCACCGGCGACGCATACGAAGGGAGCCTCTGATGCCCACGCCTGCGGAACTCCGCGCCCGCCGCGAGGCGCTGACGGCGCAGCGGTCCTCCGGAGTGGCGCGGGTGAGTTATGACGGCAAGACCGTGGACTATCGCAGCGTGGCCGAGATCGACCGGGCGCTTGAGGCGCTCAATCGTGAGATCGCCGCCGCCGAGGGGCGGCGGATCGTGCGCCAGATCCGGGTGACGACGGCAAAGGGGCTCTGACCCATGGGTCTCTTCGACCGCTTCCGCCGCCGACCTTCCGGCGGCCCGGCCGCCGTGCGCGCCCGCCTCGAAGGCGCCATGGCAAAACGCCGGCTGCGCGGCTGGAACCCGCCCTTGGAGAACATCAACACGCTGGTCGCCTCGGGCGGCCCGCGGCTCCTGGCGCGGTCCCGCGAACTTGTGGTGACGAACGGCTATGCCGCCAACGCCTGCGAGGCCTTCGCCGCGAACCTCGTCGGCGACGGCATCAAGCCGTCGTCGCTGATCGAGGAAGTCGCCTTGCGCGACCGGGTGCAGCGGCTCTGGCTCGCCTGGACCGACGAGGCCGACGCGGACGGGCTGACCGACTTCTACGGCCTCCAGGCCATGGTCGCGCGGGAGATGTTCGTCGCCGGCGAGTGCTTCGTCCGGCTGCGGCCCCGCCGCGCCGAGGACGGTCTGATGGTCCCGCTACAGCTGCAGCTCCTGCAATCCGAGATGCTGCCCTTCGAGAAGACGGAGACGGCGGCGAACGGCAACCGGATCCGTTGCGGGATCGAGTTCGATGCGATCGGCCGGCGCGTGGCCTACCACTTCCGCCGCCGCCACCCGGGCGACAGCACCGACCAGCGCGTGGCTTTGCCCGAGAACGTCCGTGTTTTGGCCCCGGAGGTGCTGCACATCTACCGGCCGATCGACGCGGGCCAGATCCGGGGACTTCCGCATGTGGCGCCCGCCATGGTGCGGCTGTTCCTGCTCGACCAGTACGACGACGCCGAGCTCGACCGGAAGAAGACCGCGGCGATGTTCGCGGGCTTCATCACCAAGACCGCGCCGGAAGAGCCGATGATGGGCGAGACGGTGGCCGATCTGGATGGCGCGGCCATCGCAAGCTTGGAACCCGGCACCATGCAGGTGCTCTTGCCCGGGGAGGACGTGAAGTTCTCCGCGCCCGCGGACGTCGGCGGCGGCTACGAGGCGTTCCAGTACCGCACGCTGCTCGCGGTCTCGGCCTCGCTGGGGCTGCCGTATCACCTCGTGACCGGCGATGTCCGGCAGGCAAACTACTCGAGCCTCAGGGCGGAACTCGTCGAGTTCCGCCGCCGCATCGGCCAGCTTCAGCACGGCGTGATCGTGCACCAGCTCTGCCGCGCGGTCTGGCGGCGCTGGCTGGAGACGGCGGTGCTGGCGGGCGCGCTCGACGCCGATCCTGTGGCAGCGCGGCCGGTTCAGTGGATCCCGCCGCGTTGGGACTGGGTCGACCCGCTGAAGGACATCCAGGCGCAGGTGCTGGCGATGGAGGCGGGGATCACATCCCGGCGCAAGGTGGTCGAGGCCACAGGCTATGACATCGAGGAAGTCGACCGCGAGAACGCGACGGACGCGGCCCGCGCGGGTGCACTTGGCCTCAGGTACCGCACCAGCCCGGGCGAGACGCAAGGCGCGCGCGCGACACCGGCGGAGCGGGCTCAGCCCGGCGATGGCGCCGGCAACGACACGGACGACGGCGCGGCGGCGACCAATCCGACCACCGAACAGGAGTGAGAGCATGGCAAGCTGGTATGCGATCCGCGCCCGCGCGACGGGTGCGGAAGTGGCGATCTATGACGAGATCGGCGCCTACGGGGTCTCAGCGAAGGGGTTCCTTGCCGAACTTGGCGCGCTGCCGGACAGCGCCCCGATCGACCTGCGACTGAACAGTCCGGGCGGATCGGTCTTCGACGCGGTCGCGATCTTCAATGCTCTGAAGCGGCACGAAGGGACGGTCACGGTCTGGATTGACGGCATTGCCGCCTCGGCCGCCTCCTACGTGGCCATGGCGGGTGACGAGATCGTCATGCCCGAGAACGCCTTCCTGATGATCCATGACCCGGCCGGGCTCGTGATGGGCACGGCCGAGGACATGCGCGCCATGGCCGAGGCGCTCGACAAGGTGAAGGGCAGCCTCGTGCAGGGCTACGCGTCGAAGTCGGGTAGGGCGGCCGAAGAGATCGCCGCGCTGATGGCGGCCGAGACCTGGTTCGACGCGAAGGACGCGCTCGACGCTGGCCTCGCCACTCGGATCGCCGAACCCGTGCGCATGGCCGCCAGCTTCGACATCGGCCGCTTCCGCAATGCGCCGCCTGCGCTGGCTGAGACTTTCGACGCTAAACCGGACCCCGACGACGAGATCGTCGACACCAACACCGAAATGGACGAAGCCACCGAAGAAGACGCCGAGGACGAGCAAGCCGTCGTCCCCGATACCCCGCGGCCTCCGTCCGTAACGCCGCTGCCCAGCGACGCGCCGCCCGATCCCGCCGCGATCCGCGCGGACGCCATCGCTCATGCCCGCGCCGTGATCGACCTCTGCCGCCTTGCCGGCCTGCCCCAAATGGCCGGCCGCTTCCTCGAGCAGGACGCGAGTGTCGACGAGGTGCGCGCGGCGCTCCTCGCGGCCAAGGCCGAGGCCGAACCCGAGATAGCACCACACCACCCGCAGCCCGGCCGAAGCGCCACCACCCGGCCCTGGGGCGACGTGATCGCCTGCACCTTCAGGACGAAAGGATAATTCCCCATGACCACGCTCACCGAAGGCAAGCACCCCGGCGGCTTCCTCGTCTGGGAAGCCTTCCGCGACTACACTCGCGAGACGATCACCATCGCAGCGGGCGATCTCTTCCCCGGCACCGTCCTCGGTCGGATCACCGCCACCGGTGCCTATGCCGCTCATGACCCCGCCGCCGTCGACGGCACCGAGACTGCCGCCGGTGTCCTCTGGGGCCGCGCCGATGCCACAGGCGGCGAGGTCCCGGGCGTCGCGCTGCTCCGCGGTCCCGCCATCGTCAACCGCCACGACCTCGTCTTCGCCGGCACGCCCGGCGAGGCCGAGATCGCCGCCGCCCATGCGGCGCTGCTCGCCGCGGGCATCCTCGTCCGCTGATCCGAATCCCAAAGGAGGCATCCAGTCATGGCCACCATGGACATCTTCGAAGGCGATGCCTTCTCCATCATCGAGCTGACCCGCGCGCTCGAGAACATCCCCTTCAAGCCGGCGATCCTGTCGGGTGCGGGTCTCTTCGGCAGCCGCGGGGTACGCGCGCGAACCGTGATGATCGAGAGCCGCGGCGGCACGCTGTCGCTGATCCCGTTCTCCGAGCGTGGCTCGGCCTACGAGCAACAGGTGCCGGAACGCCGGGAGATGCGCGCCTTCGTCTGCCGCCAGTTCAAGAAGCAGGACGTGCTCTGGGCCTCGGAGATCCAGGCGATCCGCGACTTCGGCTCGGAAACGGCGGTGAGCCAAGTCCAGACCGAGGTGGCGCGCAAGATGGCGCGGCTCCGCAACGACGCCGAGGCCACCTTCGAGTTCCACCTCTTCAACGGCATCCAGGGCGTGGTGAAGGACCCGCGCGACGGAGCCACGGTGGTGAACTACTACACCGAGTTCGGCATCACGCCGGCGGCGGAGGTGGACTTCGACCTCGACAACGCGAGCCCGGCCTCGGGGGCGCTCAGGAAGCGCTGCCAGGCGCTGATCGAGAGCGTCGAGGACACACTTGGTGGCCTTGCCGCGGGTCAGGTTCAGCTGCGCGCCGAATGCGGCTCGGCCTTCTTCTCCGATCTCGTGGCGCACAAGGAGGTGCGCGAGACCTATCTCAACACCGCCGCCGCCGCGGACCTGCGGGGCCGGGTGGGCGAGGAGGTCAGCTTCGGCGGCATCACCTTCCGCCGCTACCGGGGCGGGCTTGGCTTCGGCGTGCCGACCGACAAGGCGCTGTTCTATCCCGAAGGGGTCGAGGGGCTCTTCGAGATCTACTACGCGCCGGCCGACACCTTCGAGACGGTCAACACCGTGGGTCTGCCGCTCTATGCGCGCATGATCCCCGATCGCGACCGCGATGAATGGGTGCGGCTCGAGATCGAGAGCAACCCCCTCCCGATCTGCACCCGGCCGCAGGTCCTGCGGAGCGCACGGCGGACGTAGGTCGTGAGGGTGGCTTGACGTCAGGCCAGCGGCTCGTTCGCCAGATCGGCGATGAGCCGCAGCAGGGCCTGGTGCTCGGGGCCTTCGCCTCCCCGAAGGAGGAACTCCCCCACGTCCATGTCGATCGCCTCGCCGCCCGAGGCCGCGTTCGGTTGGTGGCGGACCATCACCTCATGGCTGTCGGCCTCGCGCACCAGGCTCCAGCGGTCGCCGTTGGGACTTCGGTACAGATCGCGTGTCAGGAGTGTCATCGTGAAGACTTTCGCAGGTTCGGGACGGGGCTCTCTCCGGCTCACAAGCGCCTTCGCCGCGGAATGATCCGAGTATGTTTGCTATTGAGGCCATGATCGACCTGCTGTTTGCCGACGCCAACATCGGGAGAGATGCCGTCTACACCGCCGATGGCGGCGCCCCGCAGCTCGTCCGCGTGGTCGCTCGCCGTGCGGACGAGATCACCGGCTTCGGCGAGGCGCGGCTCTGGTCCGAGACCACCCGCGTCGACCTGCGCGTGGCCGAGGTGACGACGCCGCGCCGCGGGGATCGGATCGAGGTCGACGGCGAGGTCTTCCTCATTCAGAGCGAGCCAGTGCGAGATCGCGAGCGGCTCGTCTGGACCGTCGACCTGCGCCCGGCATAGTAGGGGCGGCCGTGATACGCTCGTTTAGTCAGGAACCGCCGATGAACCAGGACTGGAGTCGTCTGAATCACCTGCAGATCGGCCGATACGCCGAGTACTTCACGAAGATGCAGATGGTGCTTCTCGGTCTCGACGTCTATTCGGCAGAGGTCGATGATCGCGGAATCGACTTCGTGGTCCGTCTGGAGCCGGACAGATACTGGGATGTTCAGGTCAAGTCGGTCCGGAAACTCAACTACGTGTTCATGCGCAAGGACGTCTTTCGCCTGCGGCCCAATCTTCTCCTCGCACTCACCCTGTTCGAAGATGGCCTAGCACCGAACCAGTATCTCATTCCGGCGATGCGTTGGACGCAGGCTGATGAGCTCTTTGTCGATCGGGATTACGAGGGGCTGGCCAGCATGCCGGAGTACGGTCTGAACCTTTCGCGTTCGCGGTTGCATCAGCTCGAGCCCTTCCGCCTCGAGAGGGCAGCCGTCGACGTCTTCGGCCTCGGCAAGGAAGCTTAGCCGGTGCCTTTTGAGATCTGATGAAGCTGAAGCTCGACATCACGCCAGATCTGGTCGCCGCCATGGCTGCCGAGGTGAAGGCCGGCGAGAAGGCCGTCACCGCTGCCATGCGCGAGGCCGGCACTGTGCTCAAGACCGCCTGGCGTGGGCAGATCACCAGTGCGGGGCTGGGTCAGCGACTCGCGAACTCGATCCGGATCCAGATCTATCCGAAGGCCGGCGAGAGCCTGAACGCTGCGGCGCTCGTCTGGTCGAAGGCCCCGGTCATCGTCGGAGCCCATGATACCGGCCCGCTGATCCGGTCGAAGGACGGTTTCTGGCTGGCGATCCCGACCGAGGCCGCCGGGCAGGGCCTGCGCGGCGGCAAGATCACGACCGGCGAGTGGGAGCGCCGCCGCGGTCTGCGCCTGCGCTTCGTCTATCGCCGCCGGGGCCCGAGCCTGCTGGTGGCGGAAGGACGGCTGAGCAGCAAGGGCCTGGGCGTCGCATCAGGCTCGAAGACCGGCCGCGGGCGCACGACAGTGCCGATCTTCCTGCTGGTGCCGCAGGTCAAGTTACCGAAGCGGCTCTACCTCGACC